CTTTTCAAGAGGCTAAGCTACCTACCCACCACCCACCCTGCTCTTCGCGCTGTACGACGCCTTTCCGGGGCTTGTAGAGGGTTGACAACAAGTGAGGCTCCCAAAGGTCGCCTACAGCCGCAGGTATGGTAAGGAAATCCAACCTAGAATGCTATCACTATCTTATAAACTTATTCTCTTACTAGTTCTATATCTAATATTCTATATATATTCTCTTTCTTAAGATAGGGTATCACAGAAATTGAAAATTGTCAAGTGATTTTTTTTGTTGCCCTTTAGAAGATTTTGCTTGACAAACCAATAAAATAGTGGTATAATATGTATATTAGGTAAGAGCCGTCTTGTCTCTTACGAGACTGCGACTATGAGGGTTCTGTAAAATGATTGAACACAAAAACCTTCCGGTTCACACTAACAAAATCGTAGCTCTCCAAAAAGAGAAGCGCAAGACCATCTCTCAGAAGTCTTTGAAGGCGATTGAGACTGGCGATGTCCAAGCAGTTATCGACTCTTTGTCAGACCGGCAGAGAGTCTTCTGTGAGGAGTATCTTAAAGATTTGAATGCTACTCAGGCAGCTTTGAGAGCAGGTTATTCTGTTAAAAATGCCAAACAAGTGGCGTTCCAGTTGATGGAAAACCAAGCAGTAAGAATTACAATTGACGGACTCCGAGCTGAACGATCCAAGGGTACTGACGTGACCAAGGACTTCGTGCTGAGAGGTATTCAGAAGACTATCCGACTAGCAGAAGAAAATAATAATCTCAACGCTTTGTTGCGTGGTTATGAGCTTCTTGCTAAGCACCTCGGTATGTTCGTTGATCGCACTGAAATCAGTGGGCCGGACGGCGAAGCAATTCGCATGGAACAGAAGATCAAAGAAGATGTCGCAGATTTCACCAGCTCAATTGCTCGCCTCGCTCGAAGAGGAACTTCGGAAGGCTGAACTAGATAAACTAACACCAGAACAGAAAGCTGCTTTGAAATGGCACTGGCCGTTCTGGGCAAGACCTAACCAGCTAGCACCTGAGGGTGATTGGATTACTTGGCTTTTGTTGGCTGGTCGTGGGTTCGGTAAAACACGCTGCGGGGCTGAATGGGTTCGCCAGAAGGCTAAAGAGTTTCCGGGGTGCAGAATTGCACTTGTAGGTGAAACAGCAGCCGACTGTAGGAAGGTTATGGTTGACGGAGAGAGTGGTATTCTTGCCATCTCTTCTCCTGATTTTATGCCTACCTACTACCCTACTAACAGACAGCTAGTGTGGCCTAACGGCTCTATCGCTGAAACCTACAACGCTACAGAACCTGACCAGCTTCGTGGTCCTCAGCATCACTTCGCGTGGTGTGATGAGATCGCTAAGTGGAAGTACATGCAGCAGACGTGGGATCAGGTACAGATGGGCTTGCGTCTAGGCGAAAAGCCTCAACAGGTTATCACTACAACTCCTCGTCCACTTGATCTAATCAAGAAAATTCTCAACGATAAAGATACTGTGGTTACGAAGGGCAGAACCTACGATAACGCAGGTAACTTGGCAGCCCCGTTCCTTAAAAAGATTTCAGAAGAGTATGAAGGTACTCGTCTTGGTCGTCAGGAACTAGAGGCTGAAATCCTTGATGACATTCCGGGTGCTTTGTGGCAGCGATCAAACATTGATCTGAACCGCGTCAGCGAAGCACCTCTCGACATGGAACGAGTCATCGTTGCTGTTGATCCTGCTGCAAGCAGTGAGGAGAAGAGCGACGAAACAGGTATTGTTGTTGTCGGTCTTGCTCGTGACAAGGACGGATACGCAAGGGGCTACATCCTAGAAGACGGATCACTTCGCGGTTCTCCTGAGGAGTGGGCACGAAAAGCTGTTGCTCTTTACCGAAAGTGGGATGCAGATAAGATTGTAGCTGAGAAAAATCAGGGCGGTGAAATGGTGGCTTCAGTCATCAAAGCCGTTGATCGGAGTCTGACCCCTAAACTGGTTCACGCCAGCCGAGGGAAGTACATCCGAGCTGAACCTATCTCGTCTCTTTATGAACAAAACAGAGTCTGTCACGTTGGCAGTTTTGACAAACTAGAAGATCAAATGTGTACATTCAGTGTTGACAACATCCGTGGAAACGGGATGGGGTCTCCTGACCGTGTTGACGCTTTGGTCTGGGGTTTGACAGAACTCTTCGACAAACTGACAGGTCGTCGCCGTTCTGAAAAGAAATCTCAAGAGGTTATGAACCTGCCCCCAAACTCTAAACCTTGGATCGCCTCTAACTCAGGCAATCGCAACAGTTGGATGGCTGGTTAAATGAACCTATATTATAACTATCTTAAATCAGTAAGAGTAGGCCCATTCAAAGAGCTGCTGTACTGGCCCGACCCTATTCCTCTTGTTGTTATTGTTGCATATCTCCTTGCGGAGACAGGTGATAATTTCGTGCAAGAGGACGGGTCAAGTAAGTTTATTCTCGAATAACAGGAACCTTTGTGCGTGGCTGACTTGAAAATCTCTGAACTAACGCCTGCCGGAAGCGTAGCTGGCTCAGACATTCTTCCGATTGTCGCTGGCGGTGCAAACTTCTCTGCTACGATCTCTCAGATCGCATCTGCGGTTACTGTCCCTCCGGCTACAACTTCTACGGCTGGTACAATTTCGGCAGCCGATAAGACTAAACTAGACGGTATTGCTACAGGCGCTACAGCTAATAGCTCTGATGCCACGCTCCTCAATAGAGCGAACCACATAGGTACGCAGCTAGCCTCTACAATCTCGAACTTCTCAGAAGCTACAGATGACAGAGTTGCTGCTCTTTTGGTGGCTGGCACTAACATCACGCTTACCTACAATGACGGTGCTAATACGCTGACTATTGCTGCGGCAGGTGGTGGGGGTGGTGTATCTGATGGTGACAAGGGTGATATTACAGTCTCGTCTAGTGGCACGGTATGGACAGTCGATAATGACTCGATCACGACCGCGAAACTGGCAAACATGGCTACAGCCACTATCCGTGGCCGCGTAACCGCTGGTACTGGTGATCCTGAAGATTTGACGGGGACGCAGGTGACTACCTTGCTTGACGTTTTCACACCCAGTCTGAAAGGTCTTGCGCCTTCATCGGGTGGCGGAACGTCTAACTTTCTGCGGGCGGACGGAACTTGGGCCGCGCCATCAGGCGGTGGTGGTGGGGTAGCTCCGAGTTATATTCTACAAAATACAGATAGAACTTTAACCAGCACTACAGCAGCCCAACAAATCTTTAATCAGACTACTAATGGTCGAATTACACTGACCACAGGACTGTACGAGTTCCAGCTCTTGATTGATATTGATACGATGTCAGCGACTAGCGGGAATGCTACTTTTAGTTTGGTAGGAGCAGGTACAGCAACAGCTTTTATCGAACTAGCTCAAGCCGTTGGTATTGACAACAATAATGAGCTAGGTACAGGGGCCAGAACTGGTGATGGAATGAGGGCAGGGGCCGGGACACTGGCACTAGCTTCATCTGCGACCGGGACAGCCGTACTGTCCGAGATTTACGGAACCTTCGAGGTAACGGTTGCTGGTACTTTAATCCCGAGTATTGCTCTTGACACTGCTGTTCCAGCGGTTGTAAGAGCGGGGACATTTATGCGTATAACTAAGCTCGGAAATGCTGGTGTTTATGCTTCAGGAGATTTTGACTAATGCCTTTTTATCGCCAAGTTTCTACCGGACACTCTTACTACTCCCCAAATGAACTTCAACAACCGTCCTTTGTACTAATAACGGAACAAGAAGCTGGTCTTGATGTACGCAGTGTTCCTGAGACACTGACTATTAGACAATTCCGTCAAGGGCTGCTTGCTGTCTATCAGCTAGGTGAGATTGATCGATTTATCAAACGTGATAACACTTTTGAAGGAAAACAACTTCAAATTGATTGGGCATTTTCCGAGGTGTTTAAAAGGGATAGCGATTTGACGCTCACTATTTGTACTCTTGCTAGCATGAATGATGCTGATATTGATGAAGCTTTTATCGTAGGCGGGATGGTATAATTCTCTCGCAAACAGGGGTTAGCTAATGGCTACTAACAGTAAACCAAAAATAAAAGAAGTAGAGGGCGTTGAACTAAACACTCTCAACTTCGACACAACTCCTGCATCTGCTTCTTATGTGCCTGAAGGTTTCGACTCTAAAGAAGCCTTCCTTCAAGACATGCGAGAAGAGTACGATCTTGATTTTGACTTCGATAGAGATAACCGTGACGAAGCTCTAGAAGACAAGAGATTTACTGCTGGAGAGCAGTGGGAACCAACCGTTCTTGCAGACCGCGCAGGGCTTCCTTGTCTTGTTATCAACTCCGTACCTCAGTTCATTGCCCAGCTCGTAGGGGATTGGCGAGAAAATAAACGAGGTGTTAAGGTTTTGCCTTCGGAAGAAGGTGATAAAGACTTAGCAGATGTTCGGGCAGACTTGATCCGCTCTATCGAAACCCAATCTCGTGCTGATCGTGTCTATGATACGACTTTCGAGAGTGCGGTTCAGTGCGGTGATGGTGCTTTTCGGGTTGCTGTCGAGTACGCAAAGGATGATGTATTCGATCAAGACATCTTCGTCCGTCCTATTGAAGACTCGCTGAGCGTCATCTGGGATAGAATGAGCGTTGACCCTACAGGACGAGATGCTCGTCACTGTTTTGTTGACGACTTGATCCCTACTAAAGACTTTGAACGTAAGTGGCCTAACAGTAAGCCCTCTGAGCTTGGTACAAGAGCTTATAACCAGATGGTTAATGCTCGATGGATTGAGGCTGAAGGTGTTAGAGTAACAGAATACTGGCGTCTTGTTGATCGTCAAAGGTTTCTGGCTTTGTTTGCAGACGGCTCTGTCCGCTTCATCGAAGACAACCTTGATGACTTGATTGCTAAGCATGGCGAAGTGGCTAAGAGTCGTATAGCTCCCTGCACTTATGCCCAAATGCACCTTGTTACTGGCTTCGACATCTTGTCTGGCCCTTACGAATACCGCTTGAACAGACTTCCCATCATTCGTATGAGTGGTAGGGTAGTTAACCTTGCTGGTAATCGTGTTCGTTATGGTATTGTCCGCTTTATGAAGGACTCAGCTCGGCTGAGAAACTTCCATCGGAGTGTTGCTGCTGAGCAGTTGGGTTATGCACCTAAGGCACAATGGATTGCAACCGAAAGTGCGGTTGAAGGTTACGAAGATGAGCTGAGAAAGGCTCACCTTACCCGTGATCCTCTAATCAAGGTCTCGGATGAAGCCATTATTGGCCAAAACATCCAACGACTTGATCCTCCTAAGTGGCAAGCTGCTCTCCATCAGGAAGCAGAAGCTAACGTACAGGATATGAAGGATGTTACCGGCATTCACGATGCTTCGTTGGGTATTAAGTCCAATGAAACAAGTGGTCGAGCTATTAACGCTCGTCAGCGTGAAGGCGACATCGCTGCAATCACTTACTATGACAACGGTAATGCTGCTGTTCTAGAGGCTGGGGACGTTATGAACCAGCTTATTAGTCAAATCTACGACGGTACTCGTATTGTCCGTATTATCGGAGAAGACGAGAAGCTCAAGTTCTTGAAGATCAACGATCCTAACGATCCTAGGTCTCCTGATCTTTCTGTTGGCCGTTATGACGTTGCTCTATCTACTGGTGCTAGTTATTCTACCCGCAGGGTTGAGGCTGCTCAGGCTATGATGGATGCGGTTCAGGTTTGGCCCCAGCTTCTACAAGTTGCTGGCGATCTGGTGGCTAAGGCCCAAGACTGGCCCGGTGCTGATGACCTTGCTGAACGTCTCAAGAAGACGATCCCTCAGCAGTTCCTCGATCCTGATGAACAGACTGGTCCTGATCCTCAAATCCAGCAAATGCAGATGGAAATGCAGGCTCTTGCACAAGAGAACCAGCAGCTTAAGATTGATAAGGAAATTGATCTTAAGAAGCTTGTCATTGATGTATACAATGCTGAGACACAACGCATCCGTGCTTTGTCTGACAACCAAGTCGATGCTGAACTTTCTCAGCAATTCTTGAAGGCGGTCTCAAGCTGTCGAAGGCTGAGATGGAAGTTGATGCACACGAACACAGTAAACAAATGGCTGAACGACAGCAAGGCGTTGCCGAGCAAGTCGCTGCCAAACCTACACCCGCAGCTTAAGCGGGCACTACATCGAGATGGGGGAGGTTCTGCCGCTCCTCTCCCACCCTCTCGCAAATAAAAGCAGCAACGGTTAAAGGACCGCAAAATTAGCTATGTCTAATGAACCTAATGACACGACCTTCGTTGATCCGAATACGGATGATCTTGAAGCTTTCACTGATTTGCTCGGTGGCAAGGCACAGGTTAAAAACGAAGATACGGTCGAACCTGTCGAAGTTGAACCCGTCAGCGGAGACGAAGATGTAGAGGATGAAGCTCCCGACGGGGACGACGACTCTGAAACTAAACCTGTCGAGAAGCCGAAGAAAGTCAATCGTGTTCAAGAAAGGATCAACGAACTAACTGCTCGTGCTCGTGAAGCCGAACGTGCCCTTGAGGCGCTAAGGATTGCACAACAGCCTAAGCAGGACGAGCCTGCCAAAACACCCTCTATCCCCGTACAGGATAATGCACCTAACCCTGAGGCAAGGAACGAAGACGGTTCCGAGAAGTATCCTCTAGGTCTTTACGATCCTGATTACATCCGCGATATGGCGCGACATACCATAGATACAGGGTGGGCTAAGAAAGAACAAGAAGCTGCTGAAAATCTTCAGCGTCAACAGATTGAACAAGCTCGTGCAGATATTCAGAACCAGTGGGTCGAACGACTCGCTCCGGCTCTAGAACAGCACGAAGACTTTCTTGATAAGACGATGGAGCTTGAAAGTGCCTTCGACGGACTCGATCCTAAATATAGTGACTACCTCGTGCAAACGATTAAGTCGCTGGATCACGGTCCTGATGTGTTGTACTACTTTGCAAGCAACCTTGAGGAAGCTCAGAAGTTTGTGAAGCTAGGACCACTGAACGCCACTCTGGCGCTTGGTGAGATCA